TTTAATTATACATTCTACGTGAATTCCAGCATTAAGTTACCCAGAGTGTCGATATTAAATGCTTGAACATATTGACATTCCAAAGTTTATTAATGAAATACGATTATGTAAATATAAATGGGCTATATTTATATGCTCAAAAATAAGAAAAATGGAAAGGTCTATATCGGACAAACGATCCGGACCATAGAAAAACGCCTCGAAGAACATCGAAAAGGACAAAGCAATAGATGCCGGGCGATTTATAACGCCATCAAACTCCATGGGTGGGAAAACTTCGAAAAGGATTGGTACGTTTGTCCGAACGAAGACTTGAACTTTGACGAAGAACTTTTGGTAAGAGAGATGGAAACACTAGCGCCTAAAGGATATAATTTGCGCGAAGGAGGTGGTAATCGTGGAAAGCATAGTGAAGAATCAAAACAAAAGAATAGAGAAGCACATATTGGAAAAACACATCATGAGGAAACCAAGAAAATTATGAGCGAAACACGACTTGGAAGAATACATACCGACGAAGCAAAACAAAAGATCGGCGAAGCACACATTGGAAAAACACTGAGCAAAGAAACCAAACAAAAGATCAAAGAAGCAAAACTTGGGAAAACATTGAGTGATGAAACCAAACAAAAAATCAGTGAAATACATCTTGGAGTACCAAAGAGTAGAGAACATAAACAAAAGTTGAGTGAATCAAAAAAAGGAGATAATAATCACAAGTCAAAGAGAGTGTATCAGTATGATATAGAAGGAAATTTTATTGGGTCATTCGGGTCATGTGGAGAAGCAGCGCGACATATTGAAAAACACAAGTCAAGTATCAGCAAGTGTGCTAGTGAAAAACAAGAAACCGCATATGGTTTCAAATGGTCATATTCCGCAAATGTAATACAGAACGTCTAATCACGCATACGCCCCGGGGCTCCAGCTCTTTATGAAATCGCGAACCATGTTGAAATATTTCGCACCGAACCCGCCGCGCATTGGTTCGATGTCACCGCTGAATTCAGGCGATGCGGCGTCGATATAAAGAGGTTTTTTGGGATCGTCCGAGTAGTTTTGAGCGGCCCACTCGTTGTACGAATGAATTGTTACAAACTTGGGGTTGTACTTCTTAGCGTTTCTAACTTGCGCTTGGAAATATTTCCCATTATCACGACCACGTCTGAGAGGATCGGCAATTGACATGCCAGTCTGCTGGGTCGCGATAGTCAACCCGAGCTGCTCCGGCTTGCCATTGTACATATAGGGTTTGGGATTCGGTTGAAATTCCTTGAAACTCCACATCGAATCTGGAGACCCCGTAAGTCCCCATAACCACCTCGTCGTGAACCGGTCAAGAATCCCTCCTCGAGGGATAGGGACTTGTTTTCCACTGGTTACTTTGCCGACGTTGTCCGTGGTCCCGGCAAGAAGCAACAGAGGTTTACCGAGATAGTTGAAAAAGAGGTCCTTGGGATACTTAGTGTAAAAATTGTCCCAGAAAAACTTCGCATCCGCCGGCTTCTGGATCCAGAAAACAACACGAGGGCCGCTTCTTGTTGCCATGCGATTCAATAACTTCCTTGCTCCTTCTACGATATCGGTTTGTAACCCATTCGTCAAATCCAAATGAACGAAATCAACCCCCAGCTTTATCCAGTTGTCAATATGATAGTCAATCATCTTCACGTTGTCCCAGTTGTATCCTTTAAACCCGAAAGCAGGTTCTCCCCACCAATAAAATTCAGGTTTTTCGTATCTATCGTACTTTCCCATCACGCGGAATTTTTGCATGCTCGGGATGTTATGCCACACTGATACGAATAAACCAACGTACTTCTGGCGATTTCTATCAGGCCGTTTTATAACTGGTTTTGGTGCTGGTGGTTTTGGTGCTGGTGGTTTTGGTGCTGGTGGTTTTGGTGCTGGTGGTTTTGGTGCTGGTGGTTTTGGTGCTGGTGGTTTTGGTGCTGGTGGTTTTGGTGCTGGTGGTTTTGGCGCAGGTGGTTTTGGTGCAGGAGGCTTGGGTGCAGGAGGCTTGGGTGCGGGAGGCTTGGGTGCGGGAGGCTTGGGCGCAGGAGGCTGGGGCGTGGGATTTTTGCCGGCGCATGTTTTTGTGGCAGAATTCCATACCAAACCGCCTGGACAGTTTGTTTTCACAGTTCCGTTATAGAAGAACGATCCTCCGTCCTTCCCCCACAAATCATCTGTTGTCGGCCGTATTGGCGCGATGTTGTTATTTGGGAGTGTTGGAAATAATTTTTGCTCGTCTACAATCGTCCGGGTCGGGAATGACATATTTGTAATATGCAAATGTTTTTAAAATAAATTAAAATGTTTATGATAACAATGTCCTACGACTGTGATTATTGTATCATTGGCGGTGGAATTGCCGGTCTTTATGCCAATTATTTATTAACCAAGAAGAAACAAAAGTGTATTGTTCTGGAAAAGAATTCGACTGTGTCTGGAAGAGTGAGAGAGCATGAATTTCACGGCGTTTTTCTCAAGTGCGGTGCTGGAATTGTCGTACCTGAAAACAAATCGCTCGTGAAACTTCTCAAGAAGCTCGGCATTAAGGTTGTATTTGCAGAAAGCAGCATAAAAGACCTCATCGTGCCTGCGTTCGACATGGGGAAGGCCGTAAAGGAAGTAAAAAAAGTGTACAAGAAAATGACTAAGAAAGATCTACTCACCCTCACTGCTCGCGAAATACTGTACAAGTACTTCGAAAAGGATTTTGCGGACAATTTCATACTCCACTCCGAATTTGGAGATTATTCAGAGAGCAGTTTCGAATATCTCATGAAATATTATCCTATAAATGACTTGGATAACCAACCATTTGAATCTATGAGTGGCCCGTGGTCAGCGTTAGTGGATAAGTTGACACTTCCAAATATCGAGACTGACTACGAAGTGAACACGGTTGAAAAGAAGGGTACTGCATTTTTGATAAACGGAGAAATACAGGCAAAACAGGTGATATTTGCAGTTACGATATCTGCTCTAGAAAATATAAAATGCATTGGCTTTAAATTACCTAATATATCAGATTATGTTGGATCTACCCCATTTTCACGGGTGTATGCGTATTATAAGGACGGTTACACCATAAAAGATGGATATGTGAAAGTGGGTGGGATGGTTGACAAGGTAGTCAAGATCAACAAAAATGTCGTGATGGCCAGTTATGCAGATGGACCAAAGGCTGTGTTCTGGGGCGGGGTGAAGAAATTACCTCTTGAAGACCAGAAGAAAATCGTGAAAGAGAAACTCGAAGATGTTGGTTTTAACTTTGGAAATTCAGACGATATTTTTATTGCATACTGGACTGACGGTGATCACTACATTCGCCCATACGGCAAATACAAAACGATTGATAATCTATTAGACAAACTTTCCAAACCTTTGAAGAATGTGTATATAATAGGCGAAATGTTGAGCAAACGTCCGGGGTATGTTGACGGCGCTTTACAAAGTGTAGAACGTATTTTTAAATAAAAATGTCGAGTGTATAAGACCATTTGAAATTATATGCGGATTTATGTCCTTGTTCACCGCGAGTACACGTTCTTATATTCGCTCCACTTTTTTTAATGTGCCGCCCCGCTTCTCCACTCGAACCAAACGAGTCAATAAATGTACCATCGAGGTCATATTGATACACTCGCTTGGACTTTTGATTCTTCTCGCCCGCGTTTGCTTCGCTCATCTTCCCCTTGGTTTCAACTGTGTGTGTTTTCCTAAACATATGATTTTTCTCACCTTGTTGCGCATCTCTCTGTTTTTGTTTCGTTTCTTCGGTATGATTTCTCCCAAACATATGATTTTTCTCACCTTGTTTTGCTTCTCTAATCTTTTGTTTGGTTTCATCTGTGTGTTTTACCCCGATGCGTGATATGCTGATCTTTTGTTTGGATTCGTCATCATGTGTTTTTCCGACGTGTGCTTTTCTGATTTTTTGTTTGGTTTCCTCGCTTATTATTTTCCCTAATGCAGCTTCGCTCATCTTTTGTCTGGATTCGTCACTATATTTTCCATTAGCACCACCGCCTTCTTTTAGATTATAGCCACCGGGTGCCAGCGTTCCGAGAACTTCTACCATAAGTTCCTCGTGTTTGTTCAAATCCTCGTCGGGGCAATAATACCAGTCTTTCTCAAAGTTTTCCCACCCGTGTTTTTGAATGGCGTTGTAAATCGCCCGGCAACCAGTGCTCCGTCCTGTTTCGTGTTCTTCGAGACGTTTGTGTATAGGTCGAGTTGTCTGCCCTATATAGGTCTTTCCGTTCGGCGACGTGAGCATATAAATGTATCCCATTTGTATTTACACGAGTGTATTCTTTACTTATATTTACGGGTGGGTCGATATGAGAACATTTTCGTATCGACAAACAATGTTTTCGTGTATGAGCGTAGAAAGAATTCTAAAAAAATAAATTAAGGTATACCATCATAAACATGTCGGATAAAAAGGATTTTAACACAAGTTTCGCCGAGGCCTTGGGGGTGTATGGGAAAGCGAGATCCGGTGGCAAATCTCACGCCGATGCGGTAAAGATAGTGCAAACCAAATATACAGGTGTTGGACCAGGGAACCAGGAGAGGTTGGAAAAGGGTTACAAGCCCGAACCCAAGCCTCCCGCGCCCAAACCTCCTGCTCCCAAGCCCGAACCCAAACCCAAGCCTCCTAGTGACGGAGATGTAATAAGTACGTTGGATCTAAGAAGTCTCACAAAGGGAGGGGGGTCATGGAATATCAATAAATACAATCTCAAGAAGAGTGTCGTTACGACCGTAAAGGGAGACACAGTTGTGAAATGCGTGTATGACAAGAACTCCGGGACGACCAACGACCCCGGTGTCGGTGGATTCAGTTTCGAGGCAATCCCGGACCGGATGGATAAAGACGCAATCACCTTTTCATGGGAGGTATTTTATCCTGCGGGGTTCAAGTTTGCCAGAGGGGGTAAGTACGGAGGTGTCCATGTTGGATACGGAGACGCGAGTGGTTACAGACATTCTACGACTGGTGCTTCTAACAGAATTATGTGGCAAGAGGATGGGGGTGTCATTGACTACATCTATCCTGCTGAGGGTCTGAAACAGAAAAACCCAGCTCTTGTTGCGGAAGGTCATGGATGTGGATTATTTGGTAGTGATTTTGCGAAGGCGATGAAGACTGGTGTGTGGAACAAGCTTTCGATTGGTACCAAGATGAATAGCTTTAAGAACGGCGTTCCACAGAGTGATGGCGAAACTTATGTAATCGCGAACGGGAAAAAGGAAATAATAAAAGGTATCAACTGGTCAAAGAGCCCCGACCTGAAGATAAGCCAGTTTGATATCGGCACCTTCTTCGGCGGACCGCTGCCATCTCCCGTTGACCAATATTGCCTCTTCAGGAATTTCCAGATGTGCAAGTATTGATTTGTTCGACCCAGGTGTTTTCACAAAGCCCATATTGACGTTGTGAATAACTTAATGAAAATCTTGTGCACTTATTGTATCTAACAATAATGGAGTTCATCTCAAACGTAGAAAGGTTCGTTGAGCTGCACAAGAACATCGCCGAGGCGTCGAAGGCGATGAAAGACTCCAAGAAGGAGAAGACCATCCTGGGGAAGCAGATCCTGGAGTATATGGTGAATCACCACATGGCTGCCCACGAGGTGGATGGTTTCTCCGTGATCAACAAGGAAACCGAGGTGAAGGGCAAGCTCTCCTTGGAGATGATCGAGGCAATGCTTGAGAACCTCATCGGCGACACCGTTACTCAAGATTACGTAGACAAGATCCTGTCCGCCCTGATGAACCAAGAGACCGGTGACGTCAAAAATAGTCTCCAGATAAAGAAGATCAAAGAGCCGAAGGAAAAAAAGAGCAAGAAGTCCCAGGGCGATGATGACAACTGATCATACTAACGTCTTCTTTTTCTGGATGCACTTTTTCAAGGTGACCGCTGACGAGCTGATAATTCGGTCTTCTTTGGGGTAGAAACGGCCGTTATAAATGTGCCACCAATCCGGAATTTTCAACCCCTCTGCAAGATATTTCTTCACCTTTTTATCGAATAGATCTTTAGCACGCGAATCTGCACGTGCTTTATCTTCTTTAGAGGCACATGGGTCATCTGCTCTGATAAATCCTGTACGCGTGTAAAAGCGAATTGCATCAACCACAGACGATAGTTCGATATATGAAGCTCCCAAACGACGCGCCTCCTTTTCAACTTGATACATGAGGTGTGTGCCGATATTACCACATCCGGGGACATTTTTCTTCGAGCAGATGATGCTCAATACGAAACGAGACCTGCCGCTGGTGGCTTTGTGTCCACCCGCATAACCAACGGGTTTGTCGTTGGCAAAAGCGATCCATATAATCGGATTCTCCATATCGTCTTCGTCAATCCACTCAAATGTCCCAAAGCAACCCGCCTCGGTCCCAAGGCGGAGTCCTTCGCGTAACCCAGAACCTGAAAACATCTTGAATGTGAGAGGACATCCGAGTTTGCGCGACTGTGGGTTCAATCTGTTCTGTTTCGCGACAGTGTACAGTGCCTTAGCCCGTTGATCAACATGTGCCCTCGGACTCGTCGCGTTTATAGCTGTCGCCGGGATCTTTTTTCCGTCAGAGGTTCGTACGAATAAACCGCCTCTGGGCCCTTTCCATATGATACGCCCCGTCGCATCTTTATTCCCGGTGTTCGTATCCGGAGTTGGTACCATCGTTATAATAGATAAATGTTATTAAATAATATATTACAATCTTAATAGATATGACTACAATCACATACGACACGGATCTTCTACCTCCTCCTCAACTAAAGTTCCCGACATTAGACGACGCGTTGGCTCCAAATGTTCCGCCAGGGACACCGGCTGGAAATGACCCGTATATCGATTGGCCGTATATGCCAGTCCCCAAAGGATTTTCCAACGTGGGGAATTTAGAGTTGAACAACCTTGCAACTCCTGAAAATGTAAAGAAATTGCAAGATCAACTGAATAAACTGGCAGAAAAAAAGTACAAGGATTCGACATGGCGTGGGCTGACCCTTCGTTTGGCAGTTACAGACATGTCTGAGGCAATCACGGGGATACTTTCTGACATTTACAAAAACAAAGGCAAGGTTAGCGTAAAAGAACTGTTCACGAAGGACAATCGCATGAGGGGTCTTGGGCTTCTATTCGTACTGATCTCTGTAGTTTCTATATTGCTTGTCACTCTTGGATAAATGTTTGATTTTGTTTACATATTTGTTGACAATATGATGAGTTCATAGTTTGTCAATATATTAAGAAGTGTGTGGGCGGGAGAATCCCTCCCAGTCAATGGGGTCGTCGTTTTCAGACTCCTCGTCATCCTCAGAGTCATACTCTTCCTCATCACTGTCCTCGATTTGCTCAGGGTACTCATTCTCATTGTCCTCGTTGTCCTCAGCCTCGTTGTCCTCATCCTCATCATCCTCGGTCTCATTGTCCTCATCGTCCTCATTGTCCTCAGTCTTTGAAATGTTCTTGATAAGCTCCTTGGCAATCTCCATTGCCTTCTGCCGAGCCGCCTCCTTTTCAGCTTCCTTCTTCGCCTCCTTTTCAGCCTCCTTCTCCAGGCGGGCAGCTTCCTTTGCGGCTTCTGCAGCTACCTTCTTTGCCAGCTTGGCTTCCTCCGCAGCCGCCTTCTTGGCCATCTTAGCCTCCTCTGCAGCCGCCTTCTTGGCCTCCTTAGCATCAATGC